CGACCAGACGTTCAGCGACCTTGGTGGCCTTCCAGCCAACGGTAGCACGCTGATCCAGGGGGTCAGAGGTACCGCCGGAACCCAGCTGCTTGGTGAAGTGCTGCAGGCCGCCGCCCTCGATCTCGGTGACGCCGTAGGCGTTGTCAGCCAGGACCAGGGTGGAGTAGACGCCGCCGTCAAAGATCTTAGCCTCGGTGGTCTCGACGAAACGGACACCGGCGATACGACCGATCTCGCCCTCGTACCAATCCTTGGGATCGTAGTCCTTGACGTTCTGCCAAGTGGGATCGTTGGTCAGATCGAAAGCGACGTCGGGATGGATGATGGCGACATAGCTGTCACCGATCTTCTCGGCGTTCTGAGTCTTCAGAGCGCGAGCAGCCTTCTTGATGTCCTCGACGGTCAGGTTGTCAGCCAGGGCGGAACGGGAGTTGACGCCACCGGCATAGATGACGTTGGTACCGCCGTTCAGAACCTCACGGGTGATGGTGTCCAGAGTGGCACCGGCCTGCTGGCCCAGCAGCTTGGTAGCCTGGACCATGTTGTTGTCGATAGCAGTCAGCAGCAGCATATCAGACAGGGTGATGTAACCGCCGTACTGAGCCACAGTGGCCTCGATGGTGGTCACAGCCAGGGACTGGCCATCAGGAGTGACGCCCTCGACCAGGGGAGTCAGCAGCTTGCCCAGGGGGCTGAACTTGCGGAACTCGATGATCTTGCCGCCATTCTTGGGGATGGGGTGCTTCTGACCGAACTGATCGTGCACCATCTTGGGCTGGGCGTTGTCGATCAGGTAGTCAGAGTAGAAGGTCTTCATCTCGGGGGACAGATCGCCGGAGGTGGTGACCTGGGTGTTCATCTCAGCAAACAGCTGCAGATTGATGTTCTTAATGGTATCAAACATGGTTGATGTCTCCTTTCGTGATTGGCGGGAGACAAGTCGCTTATCCAAAGCGGATCTTCTCTCCTCGCATGGCACGACGTACAGCCTCGGCTCTGTCGGCTTTGGATAGACTGTGCACGTCGTTCTTGACGATCACGGCGCTCTGGGAGGAGGTACCATTCTCACTGGGTCTGGACTGCTTGGCCTTGATGTTGGCCTGCATCTGGGCACTGGCCGTCTGTGCGGCATTGCGTGCGGCTGCAGCCTTGATCTCTTCCATGTGGACCAGCTCGTAAGCCTTCTGCACGGGGATGCCGGACTTCAGCAGGCCCTGGAAGTCCCGGTTCTGGATCTCGGTTCGGAGATCGAAACCAGGGTACATATCCTTCATGCCCTCTGCCTCCTGCATCCACTTGGCCAGCTGGGCCTGTGCCTGCTGCTCACCCTGCTGTCTCTGGCGGATGGCACGCAGCTCGGCGTTCTCACGCTCCAGCTTCTGCATGGCTCTGTACTGCTCCACGGTGAGGCCTTCCTTGTCAGCAGCCTCTTCCCAATAAGAGGTGTCTTCCTCGATTGCGGTCATGAGCTTCTTCATGTCACCGTCAGCGATGTTGTACCGCTGCAGAAGCATATCCAAAATGGGCTTCTGATCGGACAGGCTCTGCTCCATGCCCTTGACTTCCTTGAAGCGACGGTTAAAGGCCTCCTGGAACTTCTCGGCGTAAATATCCTTGTATTCGCCGCCGATCATGTCATCGAATGCCTTGCGTCTCGCCTCCAGGGTGTCGGATGTGGTGCTCACACCACTCTTGTTGCCGTTGGCCTCGGCAGTGTTCCCGGCGTCGGAACCGACAGCAGTACCGTCAGCAGCGTCCTGCTTACCAAATACCACATTGTCATAAGCGCCCGTCTTCCCACGGCGGCTGCCTCCGCGGGTACCTTTGATCTCAGCCTTTGCCAAGTTGCCCTCGCTTGCCTGGGGGGCACTTGCGGCGGCACCTTCGCCACCGGCAGCACCACCAGCTGCTGCGCCGTTGAACAGCTGCAGGTCGAACTTGGGCCAGTTGATGTTGTTTCGCATGGTATCCATGCTCCTTTCTCGCGGCCTATTCCCGTGAGTCACCGGCAGTTCCGGAATATTCGATCGTCACATGGTCGGGGTACTGACGGGAGATTTGGATCAATCCCATCAGCGCCACCTGGAATGCGACGTTTACGTTATCTGTACCGGCACAGGCGATGTACACCTGGCCGTCTTCCACCATCAGCTCATCCATTTCGGTAATCTCTTCCTGGTTGTTCTCCAACCAGCCCAGCAGGCCGAAGGCGATGGCAGATACACCGGCACAGACAATGTCCTTGCCGTGCTCGGCATATCCCGCATGGCCGTTGATGGTCAGCTCATGCTCGCCCTCTCCCCGGTTGTAATGCACCCGGATCATTTTGCATTCATGTCCGGCTTGGCGCGGGCCGCAAGCCGCTCGCCGTAGGTGTTCAATCCTTCGGTCTGCGGCTCTTTCATGGCACTGCCCTTGCTCTCACCCTTGGGGACCGGTTTGCCGCTCTGAGGGGCGCTCTGGCCCTCCTGCTGGCCTTCCATCAGACCCAGCACATCCTGGCCGGTGGTCTTGTAGATGATCATGCCCATCTTCTGCATCATCATCTGCATCTGCTGCAGCTGGTTCATGAGGGTCATGCCCTGCTGCACGCGATCCTTGACCTTCTCCTCGCCATCGAAGTCCATCAGCTCCAGGGCCGTCAGACTCTGATCAGCCAGCTGGGGATTGAAGAAGCCCAGGTTATACAGCTCCTTGGCCAGCTCATTCTGTGCCAGCTTGCTGTAGGGGCTGCGCTTCTGAGGACGGATGATGATATCGAATACAGGCTTTCTGGTGCTCTGCACATAGCCGGGCTCCAGCTCCTGCCCAGGATAGGCGGGAGGAATGGGCTGGCCCTGCAGACGCTGGTTGTTGAACTGGATGTATTCGAAACGGCCAGTGTCGCCGGTGATGCGGAAGGTGCGGTTCTCGGTATAGAACTGACGCAGCAGCTCGATCACCAGGTAGCACTCCTTTGCATAGGAGCGGAAACTGCCGGAGATCATGTCTCGCGACGTCTTGTTTCCGGCCTCCTGGAGCACAGCCAGGGCCGCGCCGGAGGTCACGCCCGAACCGCTGCCGCCCTGGTTGAAGTCCCGGTTAGCAGAGGTCTCCTTCAGCTCCTCGATCTTCATCTGCAGCACGTTCAGCACGTTGCTGTTGATGGTGTTGACCTGGATGGGCTGCAGGCGCTCCTCAGAGATATCGCCCTCCACATCCACGATGGGGTTGTTCCAGTCGAGGAACTGCTCCTTGTTGATGCCCACGGTCTTCTTTGCCCAGAAGCGGGGACGTGCAGACATGACAGTGTTCTCCAGGATGGCCTGGGACAGCTTGTCGATGTACATCTGCGGGTCCTTCATGATGGCGATCAGACCAAAGCCAACAGGCGTGCCCTCTTCGGGATACAGCACGTCGAATACGAAGGGGTACTCGCCGTGATCATAGAAGCCGTTGGGGTACTGAGGGTTGCCCTCACTGGCGAACAGGACCTCGTTGCCCACAAACTTGCACAGGTGCAGGATGTTCTTGCCCTCCGGTGTGCGCCGCTTGTAGTACCAGTCCACCACCACACTCTTCTCGCTGACATCCACGTTGTCGTCGTAGACGTACTGCTTGACGTCGATCACCTGGCCGTCCAGCTTGCCCTTCAGATCGGGGTACTGCTGCTCCAGCAGATCGTTGTCCACCAGAGAGACGTTGAACAGGTTGCGGCTGGCCTGCAGATCGGTGATGCCCGGTTCCCAGAAGAGGTTGAGTGCATCTACGAACTTCAGCGACACATCGCCCATGCCGTCCTCCAGCTCCTTGTCCCAGAAGACGCCCTTGGGAACGAAGCCGTGCTTCAGCTTGTACCAGGCAGCATCGCTGTAGGTCTCTTCGTAGTTGTTGCGCTCAAACACCACCGGGATGACAGAGGACAGCACCTTTGCATCCATCTCGTCGGACTGCTCACGGGGCAGCACGTTGGGTTCGGGGTAGTTGTCCATGACATCGGCGTGCTTGTGGCTCAGCGAGTTAAACAACCAGGCGGAGGTAGGCTCAGGCCGGGTGCCGGCGTCTGCCTGCTTGCCACGGATGACTTCCCAGTGGCGCAGCTTCCACCAGCGTTCTTCCTCAACGATCCGGCTCTCCAGGTTGCTCTTGCCTTCCTTGTACTTCTTCAAGGTGGCAGTGGCATCTGCGATGGCCTTCTTGTCGATGGCCTGGGTCATAGGTTCGGGCAGTGCACCGGCGCTCACAGGCTCCTCCTGGACGCCGGGAGCATTCAGCCCCAGCTTCTGCATCGCCAGAGGGATGTAGTCCATGATGGTCTTTCCCTTGGCGTTTGGGGTATTCATATCGGGCATATATCACCCTCCTAACTTGATCATTTTCCGGTTCAATTTGATCACATGAGTAAATTAATATCTGCGGAAGAACGCGTACTGATCGCGCTTGATCTCCTCGTCATCGTCCAGCGGGTTATAGACCGCCGGCTTGCGCTCCTTGACCTTTACAGGCTCCATCGGGTTGGCCATGCAGAGGTAGCGACACTCGTCGTAGCAGTGATCTTCCATCTTGGTCGCAACGTCTTCCGGCCTGTTCTCGTCATACAGCAGTGTGGGCAGCGTTCGGATGATGCCCTTGCAGTTGCTGAAGAAGTACATCATCGGCAGACCGTTCTCATCGAATTGGAGTCTGTAGTGGACCTGCATGAGGCCCGGCAGGCGCTTGTGATCGCCTGGGTCAAAGTACACGCCATGCTTTTCCGCCGTTTCTGCGATGGATACGCCGTGGCTCTTGTCCCAGATAGCCGGGTCAGCCACACCGCTGATGCGCTTGCCCTTCAGCCAGTGGTGTTCGCTCTCGATCCTCTTGATCTCCTTGAAGATCTCGTCCGGCGTCCACTTCACACCCACGTCTTCCTCGCCCTGTACGCAGCCATAAAGCTCCAGGATGCGGTAAAGCCTGCCGTCATAATCGACAGTCCACCAGGCGCAGGAAAACGGCTTAGAATAGCCAAAGTCGAAGCTGCGCCAGATCGGCCACTGCTTCGGCGGGTCAAAGGGAGTGATGACGTGTGTCCACTCCCGGTCATCGTAATGCTCAGGATCGTCGCGGAACTCCTCGAACACAGCGCCGCCCTCAATGCCCCATTCACCCAGGCCGGCTACGCGGTATCGGGTGGGGTTGCGTTCCTTCATGTCCTCAAACTTCTGCCGGTCAGCCTTGTCCAGCCACTCGTTGCACAGATAGTTTGTGGTCTTCGCCAGGATGTTGTCGTTAGGCGGAGCATCGAAGAACCGCTTCTTGATCCAGTGGCTCTGCAGCCAGGGGTTAAAGGTCAGCGTGACCTGTTTCCACAGTCCAGTCTCCGGCGGGATCTCGCCTCGGATGGACTCGTCCAACATATCGAAGTCAGCCTCGTTGTCTACCTCGAAGGCCTCCTCGATCCAGAGCCAGCACAGATAGCCGCTGGGCACTGCGATAGAGGTGATCTTCATGGGGTCATCCAGACCGCGGAAGTAGATGAGCTGACCGGTCGGCTTGTATTTGGCGTACAGCGGGCTTGTGGTGAAGTCCCACAGGTGATATACCTTCAGCCGCTGCGCTGCCCACTTGAGGTCGGCAAAGCAGCTGTCACGGATGGTAGCGAATGTCTTACGCACCACCACCATATTGGCCTCTGGGTATTTCATCATGTGGTAGATGTACCACAGCGCTGTCGTTTT